AGAAGTTCACATGGCGTATCAGCGTATGGGTTCCAAATTCCGTAACACTGTTCGCTCTTCGAACGTAACTGGCTCAGTTGCTCGTTTCCAAGTAATTGGTAAAGGTACTGCAAGCACTAAATCACGCAATGGTAACGTAACACCTATGGACCTTGCGCACACAAATGTGGAAGCAACGATGACAGATCATTACGCTGCGGAGTACATTGACAAGCTGGATGAATTGAAAATCAACATCAACGAGCGTCAAGCTGTAGCGCAGTCTGCTGCTGCTGCTCTTGGTCGTAAGACTGATGAATTGATTACAACAGCTATGGATGCTGGTGCTAACGCCACTCAAATTCATGACACTTCATCTGCTCTTGAAAAAGCAGACCTGTTGTCATTGTTTGAAACATTCGGCAATGAAGATATTCCAGAAGACGGACAGCGCTATCTTGCTATGTCTCCTGCTGGTTTTGCTGACTTGTATGCAATCAACGAGTTCGCATCTTCTGACTTTGTTGGACCGCAGAATCTGCCATATGCTGGCGGCATGACAATGAAAGAGTTCTTGGGCTTCAAGATTTTCTCAACGTCTGCTGTTGCTGGTGGTAAGAACTTTGCATACCACACAACTGCCGTTGGACTTGGTATTAACTCTGACGTTCAGACAGAAGTTAACTATGTTCCAGAAAAAGTTTCACATCTTGCAACCTCTATGATGTCAATGGGTGCTGTCGTTATTGATGACGATGGTGTCTTTGAAGTCCTAGACAATAACTAAGGAGTTAGAAAATGGCTTTTAGTGCAAGTGGACTAACTCGCGTTGGTGGTGACTCAAACGGTAGTCTTTGGATGTACACATCTGCTGATCCTATCGCAGATGTAAATACAGCGGGTTATTTCAATAACGCAGCAAATATGCTTGCTGTTCGTGATTTGATTGTTGTCCGTGATACAAACGTTCCGACTACAAACTTTGTCACTGTTTTGTCGAATACTGGTACTGTGGTTGACGTATCTGATGGTACGGCTGTTGCAGAAACAGACGGCGACTAATAAGGGAATGGGGGCTTCGGCCCCCATACTGCCATGCCAACGATAGCAAACACACCATTATTAATTTGTTCGAGAGCATCCCTCCTGATTGGCGGTGATGCTATTTCTTCATTTAGTGACTCTACTGCCGAGGCAACGGTTGCTAATGCTGTATATGAGGATATTGCTCAGGGTCTTTTGACCAGCACAAGATGGAGGTTTGCATCTAAACAAGCGCAGCTTACCAGAAATGGCACTGCACCTTTAACACGCTGGGATGCTTCTTATGCGCTGCCAGCAGACTCTTTGATGATTTCAGTCATTACAATCCAAGACCTGCCAATTGAATATGATATTTATGAAGGCAATGCGTTTTGTGATGCAACAACAACTGATACTGTGATTGCTGATTATATCTTTAGAGCGGATGAGGCTAACTGGCCTTCTTATTTTATTACTGGTGTTGAGCTATCTGTTGCTTCAATGCTTGCTATGTCTGTTGCTAGGGATGCTTCATTGGCAACTGCTTTTGAGGAAAAGGCAGAGCGCCAACTTATAAAGGCAAGGCGTCTGGATTCACAACAACAGACCACCAGAAAACTCCACACATCGAGGTTTATTGCTGAAAGGCGTAGTTGATGCAAAAAGTTAGAGTTGCTCAGAACAGCTTTCAGTTTGGAGAAGTCAGTGATTCATTAGTAATGAGAACTGATACTGCGGTGTATCCTGCATCCGCGCAGCGCGTAGAGAACATGGTGGTTACTGCGGAAGGCTCTTTGAAAAAAAGATACGGCCTAAAACATATCTATGACTATGGATTAAGATATGTTGCTTCTGATGGCACTGGCACTGCCGATGACGATGGTATTACCCTTTTATTTACAAATGACGGATCAACAACAAACATGCCATTAGATGGGGTTTTTGTTTCTGGAGGTGTAGCTTCTTTTGGTGACGCTGGAAGATTTATTACATTTTATATTGAAAACAATGCTGCTCCTGGATTTGGTCCCCCTGCTGGACTTCTTGATGTAACAATTACAGGTACAGATATATATGGATTAGCTCAAACAGAAGTTATTGAATTAGATGATGGTACTAGTGTTCTTAGTTATACTAGCACTAAATCCTTCAAGACTGTTACTGCTGTTTCGATAAACACTGCACCCACAAACTTTAACTTAAAAGTTGGTGTTACCGCTACGCTTGATTATATAAACAAAGAAGAACAATCTCATTTGTTCCCTTTTGTTTTTGATCAGAATGAAGAGTATATTATATCTGTAGAGCATTTAAGGGTAAGATGCTTTCGACTTTTAACAGATGGCACAGTAAGTCTTGTAGCTACTCTTACTCAAGATACGAGCGCAGCCGCTTTGCCATTCGATGAAGATTACTTAAAACAATATACAGCAACGCAGCGCGGCGATGTCATGTGGATATGCCATCCATTGTTTGCACCTAGACTGCTAACAAGAACGAGCCTTACAACATTTGAACTTAGCACTTACACCTTTGATCAGCGACTAGATAACAGCGTTACGTTTCAGCCTTACTCTAAGTTTCAAAGTCAAGGGGTAACACTTGATCCTAGTGCAACAACTGGCACTGGAATTACATTAACAACCAGCACTGCTTATTGGGATACCACAGGGACACAAACTGCTGGAAATTATTTGGACTCTTTGCACGTTGGAGTAACGGTAAGATATAGTGGGAATGAAATTACAATAACCAGTGTTCAATCTGCTACTCAAGCAACTGGCGATGTTGTTGATGAATTATCAACGCGGTTATCTGTTTTGAATCCACTTCGTACTATTGATGGCAGTGCAACTGTAGAAGTTACTATGTTGGCTCATGGTTTTTCTGGTGGCGAAAGTATTACTATATCAAATGCTTCTTCTGTTGGTGGTATTAATACTGGTCAATTAAATGGCGCTCGAACTGTAAATGGTATTATTGACGAAAACACCTTTACATTTACTGCGGGTGGATCGGCATCTTCTGCTGCGGATGGTGGTGGTTATGTAACAATTACAACGCATTCACCTACAGCAAATTGGGATGAGCAATCATTCTCAGCAAAACGAGGATACCCTGCTGCTGTTACCTTCCATGAAAACAGATTGGTTTACGGTGGTACAATAGCTGAACCTGATGCACTTTGGTTTAGTAAGATTGGGGAATACTTTAACTTTGATGTTGGTGAGGCTGCTGATGCGGATTCTATCAATCTTATTGCAGCAACAGGCGATGTGAATGAAATACGGTATTTGATTTCCAATCGTGACTTGCAAGTGTTTACCGCGTCAAGCGAACTCTATGTGCCAACGTATCTTAACCAAGCAATCACGCCAACAAATGCCCAGATTAGAAAGCAAACACCATTTGGCACTGAGTTTGTAAAGCCAGTTGAAATTGATGGGGCTACAATATTTTGTGAGTTAAACGGCAAGATTATACGCGAGTATCTTTATACCGATGCAGAGGATGCGTATAGCTCTGTTGCTATTTCTACGATTGCCTCTCATTTAATTAATACTCCAAAGTATGCTGCTGTTGCGCACAGTGGTTTTGGTTTGCCAGATTCTTATGCTGCATTTACCATGACTAATGGTGAAATGGTCTTGTTTACTTCGAACAGAGCGGAGCGCAGAGCGGCTTGGACCAGAGTAACAACGGCTGGAACCTTTGGTTCTGTTTGCGCTATTGAGGATCGTATATTTGCTAATGTGTATGACTCAGATGGTAACTTGCAACTCTGTGAGTTTGATACTGAAGTTGGCTTAGATTTCTGGCTATATAACTCTATTACTGAAGCAAGTTCTAATCTTTCTAATGCAAGTTATGATTCTATTGCATTAGACATTTCTGCACAAGATGCTACTCCAAGCGGTTTATTTTTTAAACCAGATGGAACTAGACTTTATATAACTGGAACAACTGATGATAATGTTGATGAGTTTAGTCTAAGTACAGCTTGGGATTTATCTACTGCATCACTTGTACAAACATTGACAGGAATGGGTTCTAATCCAAATAATTTATTCTTTAAATCAGATGGAACAAAACTTTATAGTGTTAGAACTGCTGTGATTAGTGAGCGCACTTTATCAACAGCATGGGATATTTCTACGGCTGCTGCGGAAGTAACTTTTTCGGTTAGTATCTTTGATACATCTCCAAGCGGGTTATTTTTCAAGCCAGACGGGACAAAAGTTTTTATAACGGGAGTTTTAAATACTTCTGCATTTGAATTTACGTTGTCCACAGCATGGGATATTTCTACAGCTTCATACTCTCAAACCTTAGATTTAAGTTCACAGCCTTATGATAGTCCTTTAGATGTAAAATTTACTTCTGATGGAAAGAAAATGTTTATATTGGGAACATTTTTATCTCCTTCTTCTGAAGATTCTGTTTATCAATATTCATTATCTACGGCTTGGGATATATCCACAGCATCATATGATAACATTTCTTTTTCTGTAAATAGTCAGGGATCAACTGGACAAGCCATATTTTTTAAAAGCGATGATTTAAAAATGTATTATGTTGATTCAGGTAATGCTAGAATTTATCAATATTCAACGCCAACGCATCTTATTGATGTAAGTTCGGTGTATACTTCTGGGGATTCTGTTGATGTAATAGCAATTAAAAACTCTACTCAGTATTCTCTTGGTGCATTTACTGTAAATGGAAGTAATCAAGTTGATCTTTCTGCATACTCTGCTGAAAACTATACTCATGCTTATGTCGGTAAGAAGTATACAGCAAAGATAATTACAAATGCGGTTGATGCTTCTATGGGTGGTGGCCCTGCAACTGGAACTCCAAGGGGTATTACCAATATTGTTTTAGACTTAAAGAATGCAAACTCAGTAAAAGTAAATAGCAGAAAGCCTTCGATGGCTGCTGGATTTACTGGCAAGAAAGAGTTTCGTTCTTTGGGGTATAGTCGTGATCCGCAGATTACGATTGAACAAGATGATCCGCTTACTATGCAAGTAAATGGAATAGTTACGGAGTTAATAGTTTAATGGCACTTGATCCTCTTTCTGGCGCAGTATTTTTAAATCCAGCACTAGCAGCACCTTTAGCTCTAGCGGGTACTGCTGTAAGTGTTTTGGGCACAGTAATGGCTGGCAAGGCTCAACAAGAAGAAGCAAGGCTCAATGCGTTTCAAATGCAAACGCAAAAAAAAGAAAATCAAGTTACTGCCATGCAGCAAGCCAGAGCAAGGCGCGAGGAATATGATCTAGCAACTTCTGCAAACCTTGCGGCATTTGCTGCACAAGGTCGTGATATTGGCGCTGATCGTAGTGTTGAGGCATTCTTAAGAAGGCAAGAAGAAATAGCTGGTCAAGACCTTGGTAGAATAGCGCGTCAAACAAGAGCAGAGGGTTTACGCGCTGATATGATGGCTATGGCTGAGAAGCGCCGTGGTCGTAATGCTCTTTACTCTTCTCTGTTTAGCGCGGTTGGTACTATGGCAGAGGCTGGTTATCAGTATCAAAAAGTTAAAATTCCTGCTACGGGAAAGCGTTTAGGCGGTGGTGGTAAATAATGGCTGTAATTAGACAAAGAA